TGAAAATACAAAAAGTGGAGTTCTTACTGGAAAACGGCGAAAAATTCGGGCTGACGTTACTTGAATGTGAGCAATTGTACGAAATACTGCAAGATTTACTTCAAAAAACTCCGACAATGCCAGTAATGCCAGTAATGCCAGTAATGCCAGTAATGCCAGTAATGCCAGTAATGCCTGGAATACCGGTAGCCCCGACATTCCCAACAAAGCCGTGGGAGCCCTCCTATCCATATATCGTGTGTTCTTCTTGACATATACAAATACCGGAACGCTTAACGGTCAGGGCACATTCCATACGAAATGTCGGTTACTCTCATAACAGCGGAACAGTTAAAGTTAATAATGCCGACCGCGAGCATAGCCAAGATAAGGGCTAATATTAACTACCTGAATGCGGCGATGCTGAAATATGAGATCGATACGCCGTTGAGGATCGCGGCTTTTTTAGCGCAAGTAGCGCATGAAAGCGGGTGTTTGAGGTACGTCAGAGAACTTGCCAGCGGCAAAGCGTATGAGGGAAGAGCCGATTTAGGGAACATACATCCGGGGGACGGTAGGCGCTATAAAGGGCGTACCTGGCTGCAATGCACGGGAAGATTCAACTACGCCCGAGTTAGCAGCGCTCTCGGCATCGATTTCATAAATAACCCCGAGTTAATGGAATTGCCGGAACACGCTTCCGAAGTGAGCGGGTGGATTTGGAAAATAAGCGGTTTTAATAACTTGGCGGATGAAAGGGATTTTAAAAAAATAACCCGCATTCTGAATGGCGGGTATACCCACCTGGATCGCAGAGAAGCTTTTTATAGCAGAGCATTGGAAGTTTTGGGATGCAGTAATGGCTAAGAGAAAACGCCCGGCACATCTTTTTAAGAAAGATGAATTCAAGGATCTGGATCTATCCAGTTTTGAATTTACGCTGGAAGATTTGATTGCGGGGTTAGCGGACCCGGTATGGCGGCTATCGAATCTCTACAAGATCGTCGATAAAAAAACCAACGTCGTAACGTTTAGGCCGAACAACGCTCAGAAAAAGCTTATAAAAAACCTGCATAATCGGGTCGTTATTTTAAAAGCCCGGAAAATGGGTTTTTCAACTTTTATCCAGCTTTTAATGCTTGATACAGCCTTGTTTTCGCTCAATGTGCGGGGCAAGGTAATCGCGCAAGATCGGGAAACAGCCGAAGGTATTTTTCGGGACGTATTTAAGTTTGCCTATCAAAACTTGCCGAAACCTTTTCAAGACGCACAGCTCGTTGAGACCGATCCTTCTAAAAGTCAGATACTGTTTCGAAACGGCTCGGTGGTGGAAGTTACGACTTCCGCTAGAGGTACGACGCCGACATTCCTGCACATTTCCGAATTTGGCCCTATCGCGGCGAACGATCCTAGAAAAGCGGATGAAATAGTTACGGGGTCATTAACGTCGGTGGCTGAGGACGGGTTGATATTCGTTGAATCCACGGCAGCGGGGCAGGAAGGTGAATTCTATAACTTAGTCAATACCGCCCGGAAACTGGAAGAGTCCGGAAAACCTTTATGGAAACTCGATTTTAGATTCATATTCTTCGGTTGGTGGGAGGAACCTACCTACGTCGCGCCAGTGGATTCGGTTGTTATACCAAAGAAAGACCAGGAATATTTTGACCAGATTGAGGTTGAAATAAAAAGGCTCTTAACACCGGAGCAGCGTGCCTGGTATGTCAAATACCGGGATAGCAGCTATTCCGGAGATCAAGAGAAGATGTACCGGGAAATGCCATCGACTCCGGACGAGGCGTTTAAAATCTCTTTGGAGGGGGCGTATTTCAAAGACCAGTTTATCAGTCTACGTAAAGAGCAGCGGATTACATATTGCCCTTACGATCCGCACTATGCGGTATCCCTGTTCTTCGATATCGGCTCCAATGACTTATGTTCTGTTTGGGCGATTCAACCGCGCGGAGCGTTTTTCGCGGTTATTAATTACTATGAAGCCAGCGGCGAACCGTTTACGCACTTTGTTAACTTGGTGGATTCCTGGGGGTACGTACTCGGCTATGTTTATTTACCGCACGACGCAAACCATAGAAGGCAGGGCATTGATCGGAACATGACGCCGGAAGAAATGCTCGCAACAGCCGCTCCGCACTGGCGTTTTCAATTGGTAGCGAGAACGCCGGACAAGATGATGGCTATAACACAGACTCGTAACTTTTTACCTTTGTGCATATTTGATGCCGTAAATTGCGATCAAGGCTTGAAGCATCTTCAGCAATACCGGAAAGAATACAACGCGAGAACTAAAACCTATCGCAATACACCGAAACATGGTCCTGAAAGCAATGCGGCGGACGCATTCATGCAAGCGGCACAAGCGAATGCAAACGGCTTTTTTAATTCCTATTCCGGAGGAATGGCGGGGATGTTCGGAAACGAATTCGGCGGTTCTTACCCAGAACCTCCTAATCTGGATTTTTAATGTTCCAGTAGACATTATCCGGTATCTTGTGGTATAGAGCTTTTAGGCATCAACAGACGTGAATTATGACCCATTCAGCCAACGTACCAAAAAACGCAGTTCAAGTACGAGAGATCGAATACGAAATGTTGCTCGAAATGGCGCGTGGCGGGCCAGAAGAGCCCTACCCGCTCTATACCTGGGGCGTAAATCAAAAAATTATCTGGAGTAATTTTCAAGACCCGGATGCGGGCATCTATGGAAAGCCTGTCTCAGTATCTAACGGTGTGACAACGCATTTACCAGACCCGGATTTAATATCCACCAATCCTTAAAATACATCATGAGCATCGACAAAACACTTTCAAGCATCACTTCAACCGGCGTTTACGTAATGGCTATCGAAAATACGAATGTCATATACTTAGAAAATCAAAAAACAGCAGGTACAGGAGAATCCTATACGACTGAATACTACGATTTGAATGGACTGGAACTTCCTGCCCAGCACTATCAATTCATGAGCATTCGTATCGCAGTTCCTATGGATTAAAGCTATGTCGGAACTGTTGACAGCGCAAAGATCTAAGAAAAGGGTAGACCCTGTTACGGAATCCATGCCTAAAGATTGGACGCCAGAACAACGGATCATAGCGGAGGACGCAATGGCGGTACTCCAGAAACACTATCCGGGGTGGCTATGGGGCATCGAATACGGGGAAACTATTAATGGCGTAATGGGTTCGATAATCGTGCGCTTACAAGATGTGCCCACCGAAGTCGTTTATCTAATATCGCCTAAAGATATTGACAGGGATAAAATGCACTGCGTTGTAGTAGCCGGAGGAATGCTTTTAGAAGCACACGGGCTATCGAGAACAAAGGGGCGGCACGATGAGGTTCACGGGTTAAAAACAACCGCTACAGGATTAATTGTTCCGGATTTTGACGCTGTTCCGACGGTTAACCCCGGATATGCTCAAATAAAGAAGGCTTTTAACCGTTTAAGATGACTGCTAAGTTTAGATCTTTAGGGCGCTATTTGATCAAGGACCGCGTAAGATGACTGTTTTATCTCATTTGGACCCCTTTCCCAGCTTAGCGGGGGCTGACTACCGTCCGGCAAAGGATATTGCTGTGCCCATCGTTAACGCGGTAGATAACGCGCCTTATCAGGGGGCGGAAATTCAGACTCCGAAAGAACAGCAAGTAACGGCGGATTGGTTGCGCATGGCCCGGAATGCTTACGAATCCAGCGAATCTTGGTTGCAAGTAAATCAACGGGCAATATGGTCCCGGAATTTTGCACACTACCGGTCAGAACACGCGCCGGATTCCCCTGTTTTAGCTGACGCGAATAAACACCGGGCAAAACATTTTTGGCCTAAAACGCGCACGCTTGTCCGTGATATCCAAGCCGCCGCCGCTGAAGCCTATTTTACTAGCGCGGACGTGGTTTCTCTCGAAGCCGAGAACTCGGATGACGGCAGGCAAGTAGAAGCCGCTAGTTTGGTTCGTGAGCTGACTAATTACCGATTAACGCATACGATTCCTTGGTATTTGATTGTTCTGGGGGGTATTCAGGAAGCCGCCGTCATGGGCACTGTGGTATCGCACCAATCCTGGAAGTACAGGGAAGAAATTATTGTACACGGGCAGGAACAAGATCCGCTTACGGGGGATGTGTATGAACTCTATGAAACGAGAGTCTTAGAAGATAAACCTGATGTTCGGGTTGTCCCCGCCGAGAATATCCGCATATCGCCCGCCGCTGATTGGCTTGATCCTGCCAATTCGTCTCCGTATTTGATTGAATTAATGCCAATGTATCTCTGCGATGTAATGTCCAGGATACGGGAAGGCGAGTCTTTAAAAACTGGGGAGCCTTCATGGAAAGCGATTGGTGAAGGGATGCTGATGTCTGCGGGAAATAGGGATAATCTCGACGCCACCCGGCGCTCGCGTTCCGGAAATCGCAGACTGGACCCCAAGTCGAACATGATGGAAGCGAATCCGGAATTCCGCATAGTCTGGGTTCACCGCAACATCATTCGACATAACGGTAAGGACTGGCTTTACTATACTGCGGGCACACACTCACTTCTGTCTGATCCAGTGCTTTTAGCGGACGTTATTCCTTGGGCGGACGGTAGCCGGGATTACGTTTTTGGTAAACTGGAAGTAGAAACAGACCGGCCTTATCCGAGCGGTCCCGTTGAGATAATGGGCGGATTGCAAAAAGCGTTTAATGAACTCAACAACCAGCGCTACGACAACGTTCGGCAAGTTTTAAACCGCCGCTATCTTTACCGGGCAGGGCAGCAGGTTGATATAAGAGCGCTGGGGCGGAATGTTCCAGGCGGATTGATCGGCATTAGCGCTCCCGGCCCCCTTGATAGCCACGTATCGCCGTTGCCAGTACAGGATGTTACATCTTCCAGCTTTCAGGAACAGGATAGGCTGGCGCTGGCGATGGACGATTTAACAGGGTCTACTACCGTATCGACTGTAAATTCGAATCGTAGACTTCACGAAACGGCTACGGGCATGTCTCTAATGGCGGAAACGGGCAACCGCATCCGCGCGATGGAATTGCGCACTTTTACCGAAACCTGGATGGAGCCCGTTATAAGACAAATCGTGCAATTGGAAGCCGCGTATGAGACGGATAAAACAGCATTGACAGTCGCGGCTAAAAAAGCAAACGTGCTGCGAATACTGCCCGAGTACTTCAACTATAAATTCGCCGTATCAATCAATGTTGGCATGGGGTTTACAACCCCAACGCAGAGAGTTCAGCGCATTCAGGGCGCCGTAGCAACGGTAGTGGGCTTGGTTCCTGACGCGGCACTGGCAATAAACGGCCGTGAAATCGCGAAAGAGGTTTTTGGCGCCGCAGGTTACGATAACGGGCAGAGATTTTTTGACTTTGCGAAGGCTGAGCAACAGAAACAAAATCCGGACGCCGATCCAGCGCTACAGATACAACAAATGCAGCTTGAACAAAAAGCTGAAATAGAGCGGGGCAAGTTGGAGTTAGCGAACGCTAAGCTGCAACTGGAACAACAAAAGCAGGAGATGGAAAACGCTAAGTTGGCAACGCAAATAAAAGAACTTGCGGCGAAGATCGATTTAATTACCGCGCAAACTACAGTTCAGAATACTACCGCAGTATTCCAGGCTTCTCAAGCGGCGGCGGTTGTCGCTCAAAATCCAGGGCTAGCGACTTCTACGGATGAGATTTTAATGTCCTCCGGTTTTAAAGACCACAATCCACCGCCTGTTATGGAAGCTCCGGCGCAATCCGTTGATGTCATTCCCCCGGCAATCGAGAATACGCATCCGAACTTTCCTCCTAAACCAGACTCTGCTTCTGCGGGTATTGGCGCCGGGTCTGGGACTTTACAAGTTGAAAACCGCGTAAACGAAGATAGTTGATTGGGAGCCTTCTGCTTAACGGAATAAGAACCGAAAATTGAAAATAACTTTTAAAGCAAATAGCAGAACTTTTGTGGCGCGTCTTAAAAACAATAAAGAAAGACCGGCAGAGTAATGGATGCGGATGATTTTTTTGTTAAAGTCTATCTCATATGCGTGGGCATCGGGATTGCCCTAATCATAGCGGGTATACTGGCAATACTGCTAAGGCCGGCGGCATTGTCGGAAGAAAGAAAATGCTTCGATTGGCAATACAACTACGAAGCTTGTGATAAACCAATGCAATAAGAATTTATGTCAGTAGATTTAGCCGGTATTTATGCTTCCGATCCACTTATGCAAGCGGTTCAACTTGGCGTCGAAGTACAACACTTTATTACGCACGATAAAGTTGGGAAGTATTTAATCGAGCGCGCACACCAATGCCGCATCGCGGCTTTGGAGGAACTTGCGGAGATAGATCCCAATTTAGTTCGGGAAATAATCAAGTTACAAAATAATGCGAGGATTCCGGCTTTGTTTTTACAGTGGCTCGATGAAGCATTAGCGCAGAGTGAAGCCGCAGAGACGACAATTCGGCTTGAAGAGGTGGATGATAAGTTTTGATTATCTCCCCAGAAGACCTTGCAAAAAGATTGCCAAAGCCGAAGTTTGTGAGCGCGATGGCAAAAATATCAGGCATTCCGAAATACCGGTGCCAGATGGGGCTCAACGTAACGATAGCGACTCTGATATGGCAATTAACTAAAGGGCATACCATTGTTCTGGAGGATTTTGGCACCTTTAGAGTCGTTGGGCCTAATAAGCGTTTGGAATTTACACCGTCATACGGCACCGCTTTTAGAATTCGGAATGGCACGGTGCATGTAAAGAAGCGTGGGTTTACCGAGAAAAAGCTTGCGCAATTGGAAAAGCTAAAAGAGTTGGACTATAGTATTTAAAAATAAATAATTAAATGCTTGACAAAGCTAATTTAGCGGTGGTATTGAAGTTTTATTACTCGGAATCTACCGATAGGATTGATAAATGGTCGAAAATGAGCTAGCAGCACCAAAAAAACGGGGCAGACGCCGCAAAACACCAAATTACGAAGACGATCCGAACGTTCAGGCACGTAGCCGTGCGGGGGAGCGCAGAAATCCCGTTACTAAAGTCGAAGAGCCCGATGTCGAAGACGGTTCAATGGTTCCGGAACAAGAAATTCTAGGCGACGAATCCGGCGGAATCGTAGCAGAAGCGCAAAAAGAAGTCGAAACCACTGCGGAAGCTTTGGAAGAAACACTGGAAAACGGCACCGAGGCAGAAGGTGAAGAAGTTGCGGAGGGCGAAGAAGTTGCGGAGGGCGAAAGCACTGCGGCGACTGATGAGCCTACCGCCATAGAAGAATACGCTAAGGAAGAAGCTGCGGAACCGGAGCATCAAGGTTCGGATGCGGTTGAGAAGTTTGCCGAGGAAGAAATGCAGGAGCCTCAGCACCAGAAGCCTATGGCGGAGCGGGTTGGCGAATACGTACCTCCAGAGGGTGCTACGCACGACGAGTTGATTGACCAATGGCACGAAGCCTTGGCTTTCGGGGATATGGAAGGCGCTAAAACTCTGTATAAGCAGTTACAAGAACACCGATATCAAGAAAATACGCACCGGACGAAGAGCGAGGCTCAAGCGGCTAAGGATGCGCAAGATTACCTAGATGCCGCTAATATTGCCGCTGCGAAATACCCACAACTCGCGGAAGATGGAATGGAGTCCGAGAAGGTTCTAGCTCTTATGGACGTATACAGAATGCACGGGGCTACTGCGGCAGAAGCTCTTACCCAGGCGGTAGCGGATTTATACGACGAATCTTCAATAGCGGAAACTGTCCCAGAGCCTACCGCAGCGGAAGCTGCTCCGGAAGAAACGGTTCCAGAGCCTACCGTAGCGGAAGCTACTTCGGAAGAAACAGTTCCAGAGCCTACCGTAGCGGAAGCTACTTCGGAAGAAACAGTTCCAGAGCCTACTGTAGCGGAAGCTGTTGCAGAGCCTGTCATTCCGGATATGTCGGCACGGCAGGCGCAAAAACGTAAGATTGTTAATTTACCGGGGGCGGCAGCAAGGAGCGAGCCTCCACCGTCAGAAAAGCCTATGGGCAGATCTGAAACGCTTGATTTTATGAAACGCGCTCGCGGACAGAAATAATTAGTATTAGTTAACCCCGTCGTGAGACGGCATTTCCCATCAGGACTTGTTAAAGTCCGGACGTAATAAGAAGGTAGATATCTATGGCAGGTCAAATCTGGGCATTAGCCGACGAAGGCGGGTACATGTACTCACCGAACCTATCGCAATTTTTGCGCATGCAAAATTTGCCCCTCGTGAAATTCAGGCAGCTCTGCGATGTTTTTGAAAATGATGCCGACGGGAAGCCGTTAGTCGGGAAAAATCGGGGCGATAAGTGGTATTGGAACGTTTATACCAAAGTCGCAACAAAAGGCCGTCAGGTTGACGAAACCGAAAGAACACCTGTCACCGGGTTTAAGATCTCCCAATACTCTGGCACCATGTCAGAGTACACAAACTCGGTAGATTACTCAGGCAAACTGGACGATTTGTCTGAACAACCGGTTATGGAATTGATCCGCAAAGTCTTGAAATTCGATGTCGCGGAAACGTTCGACGTTGCGGCTTGGGCGCAATTTGATCAAACGCTACTTTGGGCTTCTCCAGCATCTGGCACAAGCACTACCGCGATTACTACGGGTACTGATGGCGTTTGTACAGTAACAAATAACGTGGCTTTTGGTAAAGGGCATGTAGAGCCGATTATTACGTTCATGAAAGAGCGCAATATTCCCGCATACGATAACGGGGACTTCCTAGCCATAGGCCGACCTTCCGCCTATACACAACTTAAATCCGACTTGGAAGGAATTCAAACCTATACCGAAACTGGATTGGCGATGATTAAGAACGGCGAAATCGGCAGATATCGCGGAGTTCGTTTTATCGAGCAAACTCATATTCCAGCGGGGGGCGCCTACGATTCTACCACTTACGATCCCCAAACAGGGACTGCGGATGCTTGGAATAATGCCAAATCCGATTGGATTTATTTTATGGGGGCGGATACGGTTTCCGAAGGTGTTGCCATCCCTGAAGAAATTCGCGGGAAAATTCCAGAAGACTATGGACGTAGCCGTGGCATTGCGTGGTTCGCGCTTGAAGGGTTCGGATTGACGCATCCAGACGCCACAAATGCGCGTATTGTCAAATGGGATTCGGCTGCGTAAGGCGAATAGACTCCACCAACAGCTTTTCATAGGATACTAAAATGTCATACGCAACTCCAACATACATTTCATACACTTTTGCTACCGCCGTTACCGACGCTGCTTGGGCAATCGCTACTCCGCAAGGTAAAACCGCTTGCCGAGTAGCGGATATTCAAGCTTCAGTGACAACTACCTACAACGCTGTTACAACTGCGGCTTTAGTGAAGGTAGGGGTTGCCAGCAACGTCGCTGTCGCAGGCAATATCAGTCTGGGCACTACTGCGGCGGGCTCTGCCACCGGTTTCGGGTCGCAGTTTAAAAAGAACGTAAATCCATTGATTCCGGTGCTGGATTTAACAGCGGCTGCGAATCCGGCAACTACCACCACTCACGTAGAAGCTCTTGAGTGCTTAGGTCCGGTATTGGTCACGTTTACAGCGAATACCGGGGGAACCCCTGCGGGCGCAGCGGTCGTTACTGTAACTTTAGCCTGGTTCTAAGAATGATCATAGTTCCAGGTCTTTAAACACGTCCTTATTAGGGGATTAAAATGAAAAACGATTTTAACGCAGATGTTTATAACACTACTCGGGACACTCGCACTTTTGAGCGTTCGGGGTTGGGGGCTAACGTGCAATCGGGTTTATCCATGCAAGAAGATTTACCGCGCGGTAACATCGAAATGGAACAAAGGTCTTTTGGTAGCACTTTCCGTAAAAAAGACCTGGAACAGAGTGCCGGATCGAAAGGCGGTAAAACTTTTAAGCACAAATCCTAAGCAGGCATGGAAATTCTAATCGGATTAGAGCTTTATCAAGCCGAAACACCGCCGGAAGTTGTTGACCCTTTAAAATCGGGTTTTATTAATTACGGCTGTGCGTCGGATAGAACGGGCATGGCGTATTCCGATTTATCCGACGGCGAGCGCTATGGGCGGCGGAACCGCTTCGAACACGAAGAGGATCGGTTTATAACTAAAATACCATCCAAAAATAAGCGTTAGCATGATCAGTTTAGATAGATCGAGGCATTTTTGCACTCTGTACGGTCTTCCAGGACCCGGAGATCTTGATGACGGTGCCGTCTTTATTCAGGATGGAATTCGATTTAACGGTTTAGGTGAAGAGGTAGGCCGGGAATTGGAGTATTTTCCGGAGTGGAAAAAAGATAAAGTGAAGAAAAAAGTCCCGTCGGGAGACGCGACAACCTTTTCAAAAGTTTTAGAAAAGCACGCTCCGAATACCACGAGCGCCTTTTCAGTAACACCCCTCGATGATTCTACTGCGGTAGACGATGCGAGCGACTTAATCTAACACTGTCGATTAAATCGACTTGGATATTGCTGTGTTGACACTTGCTGACATACGTCGAAGAGTAAGATCCAGACTTGACGATACAGCAGAACCCTATCTTTGGCCCGATATCGAACTAAATGACGCCATCAACGATGCCTTATGGGATGCTTCCATAAGAGCGCATCTTGTCGTGCAAGACGATATCGCGATCCCATTCACACAAAAAGCGGATTTAACCTGGAATTCAAAATACGCTTTGTCAAGCGGTATACTGGATATTAAGTCCGTTTATTTGGCATCCAGCCCGGAATTAACATTAACGCGAACAAGTATCCGCCGCCGTGAGCAGTATTACGGAGGGCGCCCTCAACAGAGCGGTTCGCCAACGGCTTACGCGCTTGACTTAACGTTGCCCGGAACTGGAGAAGCTTACGGGCAGTTCATACGCGCCATAACTTTTATCGGCACACCGACTAAGGCGGATACAGCGTATGTAGATGCTGCAAGATTACCGGCTTTACTGGAAGTCGATACCGACGTACCAGAAATAGATCCTATGTACCATCCGGATTTAGTTTATGGGGCCTGTGAGCGGGCGTACATGAAAAGCGACATTGACTCTTTTGATGCTGATCGTATGGCTGTGAATGCAAATCAATTCGAGATGCGTTTTGGCCCTCGATTATCAGCCTGTGTACTGAGGGAACGGCAAACGGAAGTTCCTTATGAAATGATTGTGAGGTAGAAATGTCAGAATACGCAAAAGAGTTCCCTCGGCGAGTAGTGCTGGTAGACCCGGCGGATGACAGTGACTATGCGGCTTCAGGTGGTGGAGCCGGTGATGCTTCTGCTGCTAATCAAACTTCTCAAATAACTCAAGAAACTGCAATTAATACAGTTTTAGGAGCCAAAAATGATTCTACAGCTTCCGATGATTCAGGGACCTTTAGTTTAATAGCACTTTTTAAAAGATTTTTATCTACTTCTTTATCAGGCCATTCAACTACTGTTACTATAACTAGGCCAGCAAATACTACTGCATATACCGCTAATGATGCAATTGGGGATACTGGAGGAAGTGCAATTCTTACATTTGCAAATATGTGTAGAAATAGTGGAGGAGGAGAAGTTGTTATAACTTCAATTGAAGTTGAGGCAGATATAGCTTCTGTTCCATCTGGAATGACAGGATTTACAGCGAGACTTTATAATGCTTCTCCAACTGCAATAGCTGATAATGCAGCTTGGGATTTAGTTTCAGGGGATAGAGGAAAATATCTTGGAAAAATTAATTTAGACACTTTAGTTGATGAGGGCAGTACATTATTCATTGATAATGACCAATTAAATAAACAAATAAAACTTACATCGTCAAATCTTTATGTAGTTGTCACTGTTCCTGCCTTTACTCCCGCAGCTAATAGTGAAGTCTATCGATTTACTATCCACACAGCCGATATTTAAAATGCGTGCTGCAAAAAGAAATATTTTATTTTCAACTAAACCAAAAAAAATATTTTCAGTAGCCCTAGTATCGTCTGCTATTGCGGAAATAGGCGCTAATAAAAATCCGACATTTACCAGAGCCACAGCAAGTTCAGTTTATGATTTTGAAGGGCACGGATGGCAGATTAATTCAGGGGAGATTCCGTTTTATGGTGCAAGGAGGGTTAAGAATATTTTATCTTATAGTGAAGATGTGAGTAATGCCGTTTGGAACACTTATCAATTTTCTGAAAAAGTGCAGTATATACCAAATAGTGGGCCTAATGGTGAAGGAAGCGAAGAAATAAAATTTAATGGGGGAAGCTTTGCTCAGATTTTTCAACCTTTTTCAGATGCACTAAAAGGAAATTTAACTTGTAGCTATTTTGTAAAATCTAAAAATATATCGAGTTCCATTAAATTAAAATTGTGGGTGTCGGCTTCACCATATTCTATAGATATATCTGTTATTCCATCATCCTGGAAGCGTTTAGAATTTATAAACAATCTAACTAGTGGGGGCGGAAACAACACAGGTATTTCTAATAATGTATCTAATAACTCTGATGATGTGCTGGTTACCTGCGCCCAACTAGAGGATCAGCAAGGAAATTTAATCTTACGTAGTAGTGAGTATATACCAACAAATAAATTAAGCGCCCCGTACTACGGCGTGAATGCCGATGGAGTTAAATGCTTTTCTTACCAAAATGGTAACACAGTTTCCTCAAATGTCGTCACGGAAGCCCAAGGCGTAGCAATATCAGATGCAGTTTTAAAAGGGTTTCAATGCAAACCACAACATATTAATATTTGCACCTATTCTCAGGATTTAACAAACTGGACAAGTATTGGTGCGCCGACAATAACGGCAATTTCCCAAAACAATGGTTATGAAACTTTAGATAAAATCGATGATACTTCGGTAATTGAACTCCAGGGAAAGAGAAACACAATTGCGTTTACTGGCGACGGAACAAAAGTTATATCCTTCACCATCAAAAAAGATACGGCAACGGCGAGCCTTGTTCGCCTCTATGATTCGACTGCCGCAACGGTTCGATTTGGGTGCGATATAACGTGGACCGGGACTGTACCCAACATTTCTGTATCAACAGGGGCCGAAGAAAAACCCAAAATAGCTCTAGTAAATAGCTGCTATCGTATTTTTATATCGTGCCCTTCCGTGGTTGCGGCAAATACGAATTATTTAGAGGTTTATCCTTCGGCTACAAATCTGCTGGATATCACAAATACAGGAGCTTTACTATTTGGGGCTGTTCAAGTTCAAAATTCAACCTATTCAGGTCCGTATCTAAAAACAACAAATTCGGCGGTTACAAGCAATGCATCAGTTTTAAGTTATTTAACAACGGGTAATATTAAATCTTCAAGCGGATCAATTGTTTTAAAATTCGAAAATATTACCGATATAACTTACACAGGTTATTTGTGGTCGTCTTATACAGACGCTAATAATTCAACATCAATATTTTTTGATGGGACGAATCTGACATTTAGAAAACGAGTGGCTGGAACTAATTACGATTCTACCGTTGCTTTTACTTATGCTGTACATACTCGATATACAATCGTTTGTAATTGGAGTTCTTCGGGGGCAAATGTTTTTGCAAAAGGAGTTAAAGGAACTTCAAATACAAATAATAGCTTATTCCAAATATCTTCGTCAATGCACATTGGAAACGATGGTAATAGTGGTAATCATTGTTCTGGATATTTCAGAGACATACAGATTTATAATAAAAAATTTAAAGACTCAAAAGCATTGGCTTTAACAATATGATTTGTCAAACTTGGTTAACAGTGAATAGCTCGACAAACGTCTATACTGATGATGTTAAACACTTGCTATCAAGCGAATTTATTAAAATGGGCCAAGAAATAGTGGGGCGAGATTTAGTAAGTTGTTTACTTGATGAAGTAAATATTACTCAAGTAAACAATTATTTGACTATGTATGGAGCTGCACCAATAATTATTGGTGCTCAATATGAAAATGGCACGATTTTAATTGAAAAGAATTCAGTTGTTTTCGATTTACACATGGCGGATTATGTGAAAATAGAAAATGGTATTCAAACAGTAACTCCAATTGAAAATTCATTTTTTGGTTGGCCTAATTTTTAATATTTACTTTAAGGAACTAAAATGGCAGCAACAAAACAAACACAAGCAATCCAAGTAGCGAATGATTTAATTTCTTTTGCCGCAAAATTACTAGAATTAAATACAGAATCCAAAAAATTAGCTGCTAAATATGCAGATCAAGGAGTTCAAGCAGTGTTAAATGCTATGGCTACAAGGGCATTTAATGCTGATGGATCACTTGGGACAGTTGATGTAACAGTAGTAAATACAAATCCAATTAACACGGAGTTGTATCCCGGTTTAAATCGGGCAGTTGCGGCAAATGATTTAATAGCAGTCAAAAATGATTTAAAGGATTTTAATGATTTCATGGATAACGTTGGTTCTGTTGCTGCAAAAAACAGAGCTAAAAATGCAAATATTATTACTGGTGGGTAATGAAAGAGCAATGTTAAAAACGCTATGAACTTGAATGGCGTTGCTGATCCTAATATATGGTCTGAGTCGGGGGGCCTGATTGGATTAATTATATTCGCGTTATTTTTAGCGCTGGCTATATTCATCTGGGCGCAGGTGCGCATTTACGATATGCACACCGCGCATTTGAGAATGATTATGGACGCTCACGCAAGCGAAAGGCGGCAGTGGGAAACAAAATCGACGATACTTCAAAAAGAGACTAATGAGGCTATTAGAGCGTTGACTGTAGCCATACACGAAATAGCGAGTCGTTCACGGCGGTACGACGGGCCGGGCATGCCGTAGCATTCTATATAACTAGGCGATACAAATGAATCAGAAAATAAAACTCAAATGCTTTTATGACATCCGGTACATCGAGGCTGACCACGTTGCCGATTATCTAGCCGGATTAAGTGCCCCTTATAAATGGCGGACAAGCATAAAAAACATGATTCCGGACGCCGCTAAAAACACTTTTTTAGATTCCATATACTCCGGAACTTGGTATATGGGGCTTATAGATGGCACAGGGTTTACAGCACTCGATCTAGGGGATACGATGGCGGCCCACGCGGGATGGACGGAATTTACCGGGTATACGCAGTCCAATCGGCTTACTATAACTTTTGATAACGCTTCAGCGGCATCAAAAACCTTGCTAAATGAAGCGAGTTTTCAAATAAATACGAACGGCACGATTAATGGGGCGTTTATCAGTTCCAATAATACGAAAAGCGGTACGACAGGTACGCTAGCTTCGCAAGGGTCTTTCGCAGACTCCAGGATAGTATCGTCCGGCGGCTTACTTAATGCAAATTACACAATTTACATAGCTTGATTTATGAAACTAATTTTTATAGCTTGGACATTAATTTTAAGCTCGTTTTCCAGTAGTGCTGCGACACTCGTTTTCAACAACGGCATAGAAACTGGAAATCTGAGCGGATTTGTTTGCTCCGGAAACTGCCCTACCGCAACGACTTCAAATGTCGCTAGCGGTAACTACGCGCTCAGTTTCGACTTGACGCGCAGTATGAACACTAATTATCGGACAGAAGCAACTATTGCCGGAACGGACGGCAAGTTTAATACCGGTTCCGAATATTGGATAGGTTATAAGTTTCGTTTCCAGGATTGGGCTCCCGACAGTGATTCGGACACCGGCGGTATACAGATCCATTTAAAAGCTCCGGCGAAAGAGTGCGCAGAATCGGCAATGTCGGCGGCTCCGTTCCTATTCATTACACAAAATGATACCCTGATTTTTAGGACCTACGGAGCTGTTACGCGGTGGACTCAACCACTAAAGCACCAAGTTTGGCAGCAGGCTGTTTTTAGATTCATACCCGCCAGAACATCGAACGGCGGGGGGCTGGTAGAAGCCTGGGTGGATGGGAATAAGGTTGCATCTGTTCCTGGCATTAACATCGATCCGCTGGATGGCTGCGGTCAGCCCTACCCGGAGCCGCATTACCTGAAGATCGGTGTTTACAAATGGAACTGGAAACGCGGCCCCACACAGTCAAGTCGCCGCTTAATATTGATGGACGATGTAAAAATCGCGGCTGGATCCGATGGCTATGCTTTAGTATCCGGAGGAAATCCAACAAACGATACCGTCGCGCCTACCCTATCTTCGATAGCTTCTACGGTCACAACAAATTCGGCTAATATTACCTGGACTACAAACGAGCAGGCCGAAGATACTATTAATTACGGCTTAACGAGCTCTTACGGGTCAACCAAATCCAGTGCGGCGTTTGTTACCAACCACACTATGGCATTGACTGGTTTGGTTTCGAATCAGTTGTATCACTATCAGATTTTATCAACGGATGACAGCGGTAATACTGGCAGAAGCAGTGATCGCACATTCACCACGGCCTCTTCCGCAGACACAACTCCACCAAATATATCTTCAGCCAGCGCTACGCCTACTCAAAACGGTGCCGTTATTGCGTGGAACACAAACGAAGCTTCCGATAGTACAGTCAATTATGGATTGACAACGACTCTTGGAAGTACTCAATCTTCAGCTACACAAACTACCGCGCATTCGATAACACTCACCGGGTTACTGTCGAGCCGACTGTATAATTACCAAGTCGTATCTAAAGACGCTGCTAACAACTCAGGCTCTTCGACGAATCTTACTTTTACAACTTTGACTGCGGATACGGCTCCTCCGGTCTTAACCAACGTTAACGTTGTGCCGAGTGATACTGGCGCTACCGTCACCTGGACTACAAACGAGGTTTCGGACAGTACCGCGGTATATGGGCCTACGATTTCTTATGGAAGTACCGTAACCCGAGCAACGGATGTAACTTCGCACAGCCTTACCCTGACTGGACTTACTAGCGCTACCTTATACCACTTAAAAGTATCTTCCAGAGATCCATCCGATAATTTAGGGCAAAGTCCGGACATAACATTCACTACGACTGATACTGTAGCACCTACTATTTCAGGGATTACTTGCGCCAATATAACCGCTACCGGGCTGTCCGTGAATTGGACTACGAATGAGAATTCAAGTACCGCTATCAGTTATGGAACAACGACTTCTTACGGGCTGAGCGCGTCCGGAGGCGGCAATACGACTGCGCACACGGTCGGCTTAACAGGGCTATCTTCTGGCACGGTTTATCACTACCGGGTAACATCGGTCGATGCAGCGGGCAACAGTTCAACCAGCACTGATAGAACTTGCACGACAAGTAACCCAGCGGATGTTACGCCTCCGGTAATTTCATCGCCTGGCAGCACTAATATTACCAGCACTTCGGCTGAAATTGTCTGGACTACGGATGAACCCGCGAATGACCTGATCGATTACGGTACAACGGCATCTTACGGAGCTTCAAAGAGTGTAAATACTTACACTACTTCGCACAGCGTTACGCTATCTAATTTAAATTCCGGAACCACGTACCACTACCGGATAACTACAAGAGATCCAGCGAATAACAGTGCTCAATCTACGGATCTAACTTTTACTACGACAACCCCTGACACAACGCCGCCCGTCATATCGGGATCATCACACACGGTTTCTACGACCAGTGCGGTGATCACCTGGACTACTAACGAAGCAGCTACAAGCGTCATCGACTATGGGCTAACCACCTACACGTTAAACAGTTCGGACGCTACTTTAGTAACAAGCCATTCTGTTACGCTAAGCGGGCTTACTTCTGGGCAGTCATACCACTACAGAATACGTTCGCTGGATGCGGCTGGCAATGTCGGTCAAAGCTCGGATGTTGTGCTCACAACAACGGCGGTAGACGCTACTGCGCCAACGCTTTCGAGCATTGTTGCAACTCCAGGCAATACCTTTGTTACAGTAACTTGGACGACTAATGAACCGGCAACGAGCCGAGTTAAATTGCTATCCGGAACACAGCCGAGCGTATTTTATCCAACCCTGGTAACAGCCCATTCAGTTACTGTTACTGGACTGACAGAAGGTACGCTATATAACTACAAACTGCGTAGCGTAGACGCCTCGGGCAACCCTGGTGAGCAGGAGGGCCTTAGTTTCACCACTACAACTACGGCAGTACCAACATTTGAAATCACGGATATTACGGATACCGGATTTACCGTTAGTTGGACAAGCGCAACAGCCACTGCTACGCTGGTTCACTATGGAATAACACCGTCTTATGGCACCGACTATTCTAATCCGACTCTCACTACGGATCACGTAGCTGTCATTTCAGGATTGGATCACTCAACGACCTATTATTTTCAGATTTGTGATAGCGTATGCAGCGCAACTGGGCAGGTTGATACTGACGAGCCTATACCAGCGGCTATATCAAGCATTCAGATAACTCCTACCGCTACCACAGCGGCGATTACCTGGACGACGGATGTGCCGGCGAAAAGCCGCGTGGATTTCGGATTAGCAACAACTTTAACGAGTAATGTCGTGGATGATACCCTAGTTACTTCGCACACTATTAATCTAACCGGATTGACTCCGAACAAGAGGTATTATTACAAAATATCTTCTGAAAACGGTTCTTTTACTATCCGTCCGTCACCGATTCTGGTATTTAGAACTTCTAACTCCGGAACCTTTTTTGATGACTTTGGCGAATGACTCTAGATCCCTATTGGACTATCGTAGATCCGCTTGCGGATTGCACTGTTGATCAAGCCGCCGGGCAATTATTCTTTACGATTCCGTCCGGCACGGCGCACGGTTTAAGCACGGCTAACAAGAACGCGCCGAGAATACTTCGAAACTGCTCGGATACGGATTTTCAGATTGATGCTAAAGTTGATTCTGTTGAAAACGACAATTTAGAGGGTGCGGGAATTATCGTACAGACGGATTCAAACAATTTCGTTTCCGTCGGAGTCCGTTATGATGGGGGCTTTAGGCTTTACGCTTCCAGTTTTTCAGCCGGTACGGAAACGGTTCAGGTAAATAACGTTATTGCTTCGTTTACGCCAACCTGGATTCGGTTAACAAGAGTCGGAACTTCCTGGTCTTTTTACAGCTCCAGTGATGGAAGCACCTATAATCTGGAAGGTAGCTTCTCAGTATCCTTGGCGATTGCGCAAGAAGGGCTGTTTGCACAGACCGACGGGGGTAATCCGGCTTTTACAGCGCTATTCGATTTTTTCTCGGCAGATAACGTAGATCCCTACGTAATAGATGATATTATTGATGAAATCACTTTCGAGGATCAGTTTGAAGCGTATGTATCGCTTGACGCTTTGTTTGATGATACAATTACTTTCACGGATGTTTTTAGCGCGACTGCGATTGCGCCGCCCGCTACAGGGTCTGTGAAATATGTGTTCGTCGAATGGCGGACGGGCTAATTATTCTGGGGAGTGGAAGCATGGTTGATTCAAACGAAGATTCAGTTCCTTTAATTTATACAACAAAAGGGAATGTGCCGATAACGGATTTAGATTACAAGCACTTTTGGGAAGACGGTTTAACATTGTCTGTGCTCCCGGAGACGCGGGAAGGTAATATGTCGCTGGGCATAAAAAAAGGCGGCCAGATAACACATATTGAAGAGTATTGCGATAAACAAAGCGGTGAAGTAGTAAAACGTAACGTCGCCGTATACCTGTTTAACGGCATGAACGTAGCGTCGGAACAAGGGGAGCTTTAAAAGTTTTAGACGTTTTAGATGTTTTAAAAGTTTTTATCGTCGAGATGACGAAAAGGGTAATAGAAAATGGCTAATACTGCCGCGATTTCCACCAGCTTCAAAACGGAGCTGCTTAATGGGCACCATGCTTTCGGCACTGCGGTAGTTCGTGGAGCTACCACGGCGGACACGTATAAAGCCGCCCTGTTTTTAACAACCGCAACTCTAGGCGCTGGAACGACGGCGTACTCGGCTACCGGGGAAGTTTCCGGGACGAACTATACTGCTGGGGGCGTTACAGTCACTAATGGTACGGCGCCGACGAGTTCTGGCACGACTGCGTATTGGACTCCTTCGGCGGCCTTAGCTTGGACTACGGTCACTTTGAGTACCGCATTTGATGCCGTGCATTTGTATAATTCTACGCAGAGTAATAAATCGGTAGCGGTATTTACTTTTGGTAGTCAGACCGTAACGGCGGGCAATTTCACCCTGAATATGCCGACGAATGATTCTACAAACGCGCTTATCCGCCTAGCTTAAAAAGTTCGTGTTTTACTACGCGCTTCAATCGACCGTATTCAGATACCCCGGAGTAATTGATCCCGATTGCGCTCGGGTATTCGGATGGAAGTTTCGCCCTGATACGTGGCAAGCAAATCACGTTTATGAACTGCGCTCAGCATTTGGTTCTGATCTAGTCATTCCGGCAACCTACGCGGGTTTTTACCATAAAGTCAAGATCCCTGGGATGTCGGGTGCTTCTGAACCAACATGGGCTATTGAAACCGCCGATGAAACTCTGGAAACTACCGGGTTAACCTGGGAGGCCGTGCCCTATAATTTAATGCCCCTTTCGGTAAATGTGTCTGCCTCTTCCTGGGCAGCTACTGGATGCACGGTAGAGCAAGCTACTTTTACCGACACCGCAACGGCCTGCCGAATAACGGCTATCACAGCTACGGATGAAATAACACTCGTTAATACCGTAGGTTTTTCGAACGGTGATACCGATGATTTTACAGTGCGATTTGTGTTGAAAGACCGATGAGCGTTCTGGATATCCTCCGTAAGTTTATGATTATAATACTGCTGGCAATGCTTATTGGGTTATTTTACGAGATTTATCAAGGGATTCATTTTTTATTCCCGTCTCAAAGACCCATATTCTATGACGCTTGAAGAGTTTTTGGAAAAATTGAAAGCCCAAGGAGTTGATACCGGGATGGAAATAGATTTTATTGATTTTGATAGCACCAGAGATGGAAGTCTGGTTGAAGCGGATATCGATTTTGAGAACAATTCCTTTGCGGTATTCTAATGACTGAAGCTACCGATTTACACACTGGCGATAGATATCGGATACTCCATTTCGCGACGGATAAAACGAAATCAAAGTACGGCTTGAAAATGGTGGTTTACGCCCATGAAAATCGGTTGGATGAAGTTTTTACAATGCTTCTGAGTGAATTCGTTAGGTTATTCGATATAAATTGATGAGTAAGCCGAAGCATATAAAACTTTCCGGATTCAATAACAGGGCGGGAAAAACTTCGCTTCCGATATTTAAGAATGGAAGTCAACGTGCGCGAAACGCGGTGAATGTGCTGTTTGACGATGCTGATAACATTCGGTTTCCAAGATGGGGCCGGACTAAAATCTATTCTGGTAATACAAACTGGGTTTACCAAGCCCCGTTTTTAACACTCTTTGTAGAAGACGGGGATTTAAAATCACTGGCTTCCGATAATTCGGTGCGCACTTTATTGGCCGGGGTTGGCGATTCAAGAATGGCTTATACCTACGTAGGGAGCACGGTTTACTTTAGCAACAACGAAGTGCAGGGGAAAGTTCTGAACGGCGTTGTTTCTGAGTGGGGCGTGGATGTACCGCCTTTTCAACCTACAGCTACTGCAATCAGTTTAGGCGATATGTTTGCTGGGGTTTATCGGGTTGCTATTACCTGGGTAGGTAGCGACGGCACGGAGTCGGGCACTATCGCTGCAACGTCTGTAGTAGTAGCAGAGGGGGGCGGCATACAACTCGATGGATTCCCGACACCTCCAGACTATGTTACCAAGGTTGCGGTCTGGTTGAGTTCTGTTAACGGGGAAGATTTATACTTGTACGCGGAGTACCCGGCTTGGTTGGTTTCGATATCACTAACTATGCACGTTGGAACTATCGCTTTAGAGACGCAATTCGGATACCCCCCTAAACCGACGAGTATTATCCAGGCGCATTATGGACGAATCTATTACGCGGTCGGTAACAGGCTGTATTGGACTTCGACTCGGCGATACGGATTGCAAATGCCGGGCGATTATTGGACTTTGGATAGCGCGGTTCAGACTATTCTTTCAGCTCCGTCAGTAAATACACTCTATGTAGGAACTGAAAAGCACATTTATCGCTACGATAACATTGATTCTTTGGATGGAAGTCCGCCAATTAAAACGGAAATTCAGGATTCCGGAAGCGTGAAATACACTGAGGCGTATCACCCGAATGGGGATGAGGCGTTTATGCTTTGCCGAGATCGTGGATTGTTGCGAGTAACATCAGAAGGGATGGCTGAGCTGACTTACAACGATTTGGCTATGGAATTGTTT